TAGCCAATACCATTTGCATAATCTGCTAGATTCATTGAAGTATCTGATGGTCTATGTATCATTCTGCCTCAACCCTCCTGAGTATGTTGTCCAACTCTAATAAGTTATCATAGATTTGGTTATAAATTTTTGCCTTACGTTCATCTTGTATTTGTCCTTTTGTAGTACCTTTTGCCCTTGCTCTATCGGCTATATTTACCATGCGTTTAGCCGAACCTTTTCTTTGTACGGCATCAACAGTAGGAAAATCATATTTACCAGAAGTTGTTTCCATTACCTGTATAATTTTATATTCAAAATTAACCTTTCCTCTTAGTTCATTAAATGAGGCACCATTTTTTATATCTTCTACAAATACTAAATCAAAGTTAACTATAAGGTCTACAATATTTACTGTATTAAAACCACTTTGTTCAGCAATAGTTTCTGTTACTATTTCTGCTATATCATATGTTTTTAGTAAATTACCTAATCTACCAGATGCTGAACTAATATTTTTATCTGATTCTTCCAATTTAACTATATCTGTTTTAATTTGTTTAATTATCTTTGTACTGTCTTTAAGTGCTTCTAAACTTCCTCGCTGACCTTTTAAATCAATTACTGCTAAATATAATGTATAACCGTTTGGACTTAACTCATCCTTAGTATATTCTTTCATATTATTTACTTCTTCTATAATCATATTGTAAGAATCAAGAAGGGCTTCAATTGCTGGGTCATCAATACTATTAATAATAGAAACTAATGAAGTTTCATCATTAGTTCTTAACTCATTCATAATAAATTCATAGTCATCTTTATTTAATTCATCTTTTTCTTTTATATCGGTGTCTTCTTCTTCTACAGTTTCCCCTTCTTCACCTTGAGTGGTCGCTACTTCTAATGAATCTTCATCATCATCATCTTCAGCCATTTCACGCCTTAATCTTTCTCCTTCCTCATCCTGTTCTTCTTCAGTCATATAAGTTCTTTGTTTAGGATAATCAGAACTAGGTTCTAACATAGAAGTTACAACCTCACATATTTCTTTTAGTTCGATTAATTTTCCTCTTAAATCTTCAAAGGGTAAATCACCCCTAGCAAAATCGTCAGAAATATTATCTATTAGTTCAATTATTCCTACACCATCTATTTTACTATCCTGAACAGATTCACTACTTGTTATAACATTTGCTAAAATATCAACTAATTTATTAATATTAGTTCTAGAGATAATCTTTTTTGGGTCCTCACTATCTAATAAATCTAGTGTTTTAACTTTTTTAAGAATCGGGTCAGCAGCATCTCTAATCCCTACAGCAATATTATATATTTCTTCGACAGGAGTAAGGTCTTTTGACTCTTTTATTTTTTTTCTAGAATAATTTTTTAATTCCTTTTTTATTTTTACTAATTGACTAATTTTACTTTCTGCTACTCCGGCATCTAATACCTGTACTTTACTTTTTGCGGCATCTGGTAGAGCAGAACCTTTAGATAAATCCAAAGGCCCTACAGTAAATTTCATAGGAGTTCTTCTACTAGCCTTAGTTTCAGTTGAGCGTACGCTTCCTTTAGTAAATGGTTTTATATCGTTATCTGTAACATTCGTTGCTGTAAGTTTTGAGACGGGTTCTTTTTTTAATATATTTTTTAATTTATTAAGTGATATTGGATTATTTCCTCCCATAATCAATAACCCTAAATCTTCTCTACTTGCATCTAGTTCAGTTCCACTTTTTGTAGAAAATTCTACCGTGTATACTTGACCAGAAAGTTCCTTAGACATATTTTTAAGGAATTTCTCTATTGACCTATTTACTGTTGCTCCACTAACTAATGTATTCTTAATTTTGCGTTCTCCTAACCAATAAATAACTTCGTTAGTAATTGATAATGCTTCATCATATTTATCTTGGTCTTCTTCATCTCTAAAATCCGAATTAAAATCAAACACTCTTTCTATTTCACGTATCTCGGCATCTATATCTTCTCCCGTTTTAAATATAATTTTAGGCAGCCCTTCTTTAGGTTTCATTAATTTAATCATCTTTTTTCCGTTTTTCTTAAATTCATTAATACTGTTTTCAACTCTACTAAAACCCGGCAAGATAGAAAACGGATATAAGAAATCCATATCTATAACAGTTTCATCAGAATGTCTTGAATGTTCTACTGCAGCCAAAAAATGAATGGCTATCTTAGTATCTAATTCTCTTTCAGTAAGTTTACTTTCCTCAGTATCATATTGCCCATATCCAGAAAGTAATTTATTCATTATTGTGTTTTTTATTTCTTCGCTAGCAAAATTAAAAATATCCCCAGCCATAGCCTCAAAAACTTCTTTCTTTCCATTATTTATGGCTGTTACTTCTACCGGTCTATTTCTTCTCATTACAGTTTCATACCTTTGTAAAAATTCACCGGGGTTATCTACGCTTAATAGTTGCTTTCCGGGAATATCTACATCTGCTACCCTATATTCTTCTTCGCTAAGTTCGGCAAATAATCTTTGAAATAGTGGGTCTTTCATTTGTGTAGGTGTTAATTGATAAAAATATTTACTTTGGTCTGTTTGGTTAAGAATATCTTTGAGAGTAATATCTATATTAAAGAATTCAGGGTCTAGTACTTTTTTAGATAAAGATTCTAAAAATTCTGATGCTTTCATATCTGGTAAGTCGACACCGACATATTTTTCTTTTTTACCGCGTGACTCTAGTTCATCGACATACCTATTAAATTGTTCAAATGTTATTTGTTCGTCTTCTGTAGTTAGTAGAATATCACTTGCTGGGGTTGGTGTATCTGCGATTTCATTCATATACTCATTAATAGTCATATTAAGTAATTTATCGAGAGCATCTCTATTTGTTTTTTCGAATTGTTTTTCGTTAAAACCATCTAATAATGCTTCTAAGTCCTTATCGTGTTGTAAAATCCAAGGAATAAAATTTTCTTTAATAGTTTGAGCGTCTTTTCGTTCTGTCCCATCAAGTAAATACGGTGTATTTGTATAACCTTCTTTAGGAAATATATATCTACCGATTAATTTTGTTGCTATATCGAGAGTATAATTTGTTTGTTCTCCTATCCATTCTATGTTAGGAAAGCCATCTACGTTAACCAAAAGAGAATCACCCCACTAGGACGAAAACCTCTAAATTAGTCCATGATGATGATTCGATTCTTAGTCCGTTACGACACATAATACCATCAACTTCATGGATTACACATGCATCGTTACCAGAACCATCGGCAGCAAAATTCATTGTAATTTTAGCAATTAAATCATCGGTATCTCCACCAGCACTATCAATAACTAATCCAGCATCAGAAGAATCAGTTGTTAAATCTTCATCAACTGTAATTACTGTAGAAGTTAAATTAGTAATAGTCATAGATGCTATATCATTGGCTGATTCATCAGCACCAGAAGTAGCAATTTTTTGACCGATAAATAATCCTTTATCATCCCAAGTTCCACTACTAAGTGTAATTGTATTAGCAGTTGCCGCTAAAGCAACAGCAGCCGGAACAGTAAAACCTGAACCGATGTTATTATCATATATACTAAATGCTCCTTGTCCATTGGACCCCGGATTTATTGTGTTAATTATAACTCCCTTAAAAGTGCAAGGGTTATTATGTGTTCCCCTATTTGCATCGTTAAATTTATTTAAAATCTTAATTATATTGGTGTTTCCAGTACACCTGATACTCATTGTCCTAGACATATTATCACCGACTTAATACCACTACCCGCAAACCTACTTATAAACTTAGTGTAGATTTGCGGATAGCGGACATAATATTTATTCTTCTTCTCCGGATAATAAACCTAGAAGTGTGGACTTAGTATCTAACTTAGAATACTCAAGTCCTTTTTCATCACACAAGGCTTGTAATTCTTTTTTAGTCATTGAAAGTGAAGGTTCCTCTGGGGCTTCATCGGAAGATTCTTCTTCCTCCACCACAAGAGTTTCTTCTACAGTTTCTTCTACAGTTTCTTCTACTAATTCAGTAGTTTCTTCTACAGTTTCTTCTGTTTCAATTTCCCAATCTTTATCATTACTTAGCCGAGGTAGCCAATCGTCCGGTACTTCTGTCCACATATTAGGATAAAATGCTTTACCGTAAACACGGCAAAATCCCTTTAAGTATCTTACTCGTACCATTTTATTCACCTCAGACCTGCCCGTGTAATCTAACTCTAATAGTTCCGCAATCACCGGTTGCTTGTGCGCCACTAGAAGAAGTAATACATCTTAAAACTAAATGGTCGGCAATATGAGTATTACCGTCAGTTCCTAGTTGTACTGACCAATTTAATAATTGGTTTTCTTGTCCTAGTATTTCAACCTGTGATACCGAAGATAACCCGAAGTCAGCATAAGCAATAACTTCTTGGTCCATAGTGAGAGTAATCTCGTCACCAGTTTCATCGGCATCTACTGCACTTAGAGTTAACACTTCACCCGCTAGGGACGTAAATGTTACAGTAGCGTTATTTCCACTATCTGCCGCATTTGTAATAATTACATTTTGTCCCGCGATAAGATTTGTTGGTAATGCTGTTCCACTAGTTCGGGTAAAGGTATTTGCTGAAGCAGCAAAATTTCCCGTAGTAGTTGTTGCATCATCAAAATCTGTTACGTTAATAACAGCGTCGATAACGTATTGATTACCCATAACAAATGGTTTATCAGAACCTAAATGGTCACTAATTAGTGTTACTGTGCTAGTCATCTTTTTTCACACTCACTGTAGGTTAGTAATTTTACCTTGACCCTTGAAATAAGTACAAACGATTTCACCAATTGTTCGGTAAAGTCCTCTGTTTCCAAGTTTGCCTACACCGAATGGGTCGCCAGCGTCAATACCGCCCTCGAAATATTCAGTGGGTTTTAGAGTACATAGGAAAATATGGTCTGTATCAAGAATCAT